TATCGAGAAGTTCAGTAGGGCGGATATATACTTCCATATTGATGCGATATGCCTGGTCTGGCACCGGCCTTAAAGTGAACTTATCATCATAAAAGAGCATGCCAAGTGGTCGTGATGGCACATAGGGAACCGTCTGGCTGTTAACAACGGCGCCTGCGCCAGGAGTGACGGGGAAGGTAAAGTCATAAGCACCGGTTACATAGTTAATAGTTCCGTATGATGTTGCTGCGTTAGGAACGACAAGGTCACCTATTAAACTTCCTACGCGTGGCACGTCTTCTAATACAATAGAACCATTATTAGCATCAAGAGAATCAAAAAGAACGTTATTCTGAAGTATAGGTCCATTAGTTATCGTGCCGGTAAAGGTGGTGGTTGATCCGTCGCCGGTTCCTATTTGTTGAACAAAATTGATAAAAGGGTAGATCCCAAAAAACTGTTCACGAGATTGTGAGTAGAAGGAGTCATACCCACCGATGTAGATGGGTGGGTGAACAGAGATGTATTTGTTTTTAAAGTTGTAGAGGGGGTCGGTGGGGGTTGTGTTGGTTGTTTCATAGGTATCGATATATGGTTGTGCAAAAAAGGTGAATGTTGTTCTTAACGAAAACAGACGTAGGTGCTCAGGAAAATCATAGAGCACGAAGGTATTAACATATTGATCGATATCGGCATCGGTAAGTTGGGCACTCGATGGTGCTCGAGTCAGTCGCCTTACCTTAGTTCTTATATTAGCTAAGGTTGATAGTGTGGTATCTGGCATTACTCTCTCCTTTTCTCCTTAAAGTATATTCTGAAGCGCTGCCTGCAAAGTGCTATTAACTTCACCGATCGGTACAACCTGAGCACAGATCTGGTCATGAGGGGTAGGATCAGACGGTATAGCAAAAGTATCAAAGTTTGTTGTATTGATGTCGATAGTGAAGGTAACATCATCAACAACCGTGATTGTACCGGTCATCCCATTAGCCTGTTGCATGCCATCGGCCGGTGGGATATCCAATCGAGCAATGATCCCATCAATGTATCCATGAGCGGCATGTGTCACGACCGTTGCAGGGTTGCTATTGGTTATAGACACGATGATATTCATGACCGGAAAGAACTCAGAATTTTGTACAATCTGACAACGATCCAGAACAGCCATGATTAGATACTCTCAACGGTAACAAGTGGACCGCCAACAGGAGTAAGGTCATCAAGGTCGACAAACTCTAGGCTTTGAAACCCAAATCGTCTCACTTTCTGGCCGATTTTCATGGAAGGACGACCGTTTTCATCGGTAGCATATGCATGGACTGGGTACCAACCATTTTTATTAAGATGTTTTGCAACACCAAGTGGGATGGTATACACCTGGCCATCATGAAGTTCATAGTTCTCTACAGGGTCTTCTTTATAAGCTTTATAGCAGAAGCTCATAGAGCCGCCTTCTACTTCATAAAATTTAAAGATCCCTTTAACTGGTTCGCGATCTTTGTCGCGCATATATTTAAGGTTTGCTTTGATCTTAGATTTTTTCTCATTGATTTGTGCAACCGTATCTTCTCTTTTTACGATTGAATCTGAGCTTTTTAATCCTGTGTTCATACGTTCTCCTCATCTAAATAATACGCTAAAGGAGGGGAAGCGCTTCCCCTCCATCGATATCTTACAAGCCGCCAAGTACTGACTTGCCTGCACGCCAGTACACAACGTCGTTAGCAACGCCGCCTGGAAGCAATGCTCCAGCTGTAAGGGTCATGCCAAGAAAGCCGGTATTAACGGTAGCATCACTCAAGATGTCAGGTACTGGTGACATAGCAAGTGCACCAGCTGTATCTTCACCCACTGGAACAACCAATGGATAAGATGCAGGCATTTGAGCTGCTGTTGGGAAGGTAAACGCACTAAATGATGTTGTGTCGATATTAACAGTGAAGTTATTCGCATCAACAACAGTTACCGTTCCTGTTAAACCATCAAGCTGTGTCATTGCAGACACTGATGGGATAATGAAACGAACCAACTGGCCATTAACATACCCGTGAGGGATTGTTGTCAGCACGTTAGCCGATGCCGCTTGCGAGATGTTCGCAATGAATCGACGACGTGGGTAGAACAATGGATTGTAGTTAATGATACGGTAGAAACCAGCGCCACCAACTGCACCAGGGGCTGTAGCCAATGTATTCTGGATACGGAAGCTTGTGTTAGCTACAACAGTATCAATCACGAATTCAGGGCCACAAATGTTTGATTGTGCAGCAATGCCACTCAAGCGAACAATAGATGTTCCAGCTACCAAGCCAGCCGTTGAACCTGTTGCAATAACAGGACGTGTAGCGTTGGTACCAGAAACTGTCGCTACAGGTGTTCCGTAAGGGTTACCTGATGGATCATAAAGGGTAAATGCGTTATTAGCTGTAACGTTAACCGTCACTGCGCCTGCAACACCAGCAATCTTAACGATACCGGTACCGTTAGGCATACCACGTTGCCACCAGAAATCAAATCCGTTAGCAGCAGCAGAAGTGCCTTGGTTAGCTTGTGTGTAGTTAAGTACACGAAGCCAGTCAACGTTTGATGGAATAACAATTGTTTGGTTAACAGCTGTGGCAGGTTGTGTAAACGTGCCTTGTGTCAATATAGAACCGTCCATAGTATCTCCTTATGCTTGTGTTGCGCGAAGATTGATAACCCAAAGATCGTTAGTGATTCTTGGGACTTCAGCAAATTTATAACCAACCGAAGCATTAAGAGCCAATGGTCCATCATAAATTGGTGGTCTGTAGATAAAGCTTGCAGAGTATCCATCTTGTTCGATACAAGCATAGGCTTCCATGCCAACACAGAAAATGTTAAACACGTTATTTCCAAGCGCTGAAGCGTTAGCAGTAACAGACCCAATTGAGCTAATTAAAAATCTCAAATTGCCAATCGCACCCCATTCGCTGCGCAGGGCGTTCATGGGCGACGGATATTGATTCTTCTGTATGAAACCTGCAACGTTATCCAGGTTGCCCGTTAATTGGGTTGAGGTCAACGCAAAGTAGGCGTCTCGAACAGGAGCTGTACCGAAACGGTTCTCGCCCTCAAGATTATCCATGATTGTATAGGCATTGTTATTCAATAACGCCCTCACAACCGCGTCTACATCGGCACGAGTAAGTTCTGTTGGGTTGTCGCCGTTCACACCGCCGGTGCAGTTAATGAAAGAGGCTGTTGAAGCAAGCATGTCACGGGTGAGTTGATCTTCAGTTTGTCGAAGAGAAACACCAAGACGAGCTGCGCATTCGTTGAGAACCGGATCTTGGTTCTGCAACGTGACTTGTTCGTTGATTTGTACGTAAGTTCCGTAGAAAGATATCTTAGCATCAATATCAACAGCAGTCAACGTCTGAGGGGGAGGCGTCACGCCTGAGTTCCCTAGCGGTACCATTGCAGTATTCAATGGATTGTATCGCCTCATCCTGAGCGTGTTCCCGCCGTTTCTAGGCATGTTTTTCTTCATCGCGGCAATCTTATGGATCATGTTCGGAACTGGAACACTCAGGAGCTTGTAAGAAAAGCTCTGTTGAACCGGACTTGGAAGTACGGATGTTGTAGTTATAGCCATAGTATAGCTCCTTAAGAATTATTTCACAAATAATCTTAAGCTGGACGAAAGCTTGAAGTATATGACACACGTCATATACTATACGTCCAAATTGAGTTGGCGAAACTCAGAAAACGCCGAAGGAGAGAGAGTAGCGAAGTCTCGTAACGCTATTATTAGTATAAGTTATTCTCTCGAGGTAATGCAAATGATCGGCAATAAATATGGTAAGTGGGAAGTAATTGAAGAAATAAATCCAGGAATGCTACGCCGAAGACTGTATAGATGTAGATGTGAGTGTGGGAATGAAAGCGAAATTCTGGGTACATATCTGCGACGGGGGCGTTCTAAGCAGTGTGCAAATTGCCGATACCTATCCCTATTTGATCCCAACAAAGAATTGGGTAAGAAGTACGGTAAATTAACAGTAATAAAATACGTAGATGTGCAAAGAGGCCTAAGGCGATACGAAGTTAGATGTGATTGTGGCAACGTGGGAATGGCTTTCGGCGCTTACTTGAGATCGGGTGACTCAAAACAATGTAAACCATGTCGCCACAAAGAAACCGGCTTGAAAAGCGTCCGACATGGCATGCATAAAACTGAGACATATAATGCTTGGAGCTCTATGAGGGCTCGATGCCGAAAAGAAACCAATGCTGCTTATAAGAACTATGGGGGTCGCGGAATAACAGTATGTGAACGGTGGGAGAAGTTCGAGAACTTCTACGCTGATATGGGCGATAGACCAAAAGGACTTGAAATAGATCGTACTGATAACAACGGTCCGTATTCCCCAGAAAACTGTAAATGGGTAACTCGAAGCGTAAACAATCTGAATAGACGCGACTCTATTAAGAACCGTCCAAATATGAGTATACCGCTTAAAGCATGATAGCTCCCGCAAAGGAGAGCTATCACACATAGTGAAGAGAGGATTTGAATCCCCATTGACCGAAAAAAAAGAAGTAGGAGTATCCAAAAACGGCCAATGGGTCCAAAGCGGTAGTTTATTATCGGCGAGCATCCATCATTTCTTTAAGGAGCTGCGCCTTTAGTTCATCGGTCAAGCCGTTAGCAAAAGCGTTTGCATGAGAGAGAGGGCTGTCGCCTTGCTGGGGATTAACGCTCGCTAAGGGACGAGGCTTTACCGCATTGCGTTGTGCACGTTCTCTATCAGCTGCATATGCATCTTCTTGATGAATCCCTAGTTTTTTTATCATCGTATAAGCAGATACAGCAGTGCTATAAATGTCAGTTGATGAGTTAAGTGTATGAGCAAGTTCTGGATACATCAAGCGTAAAGTTGCAACATTATCTTTAGAGACAATAGCATCAAAATCAGGGTACTGCATCTTGAGTTTAGCTTCTGCAAGTGTGGCTGTTGACTGTAGCTCAGTCTGCTTAAGCTTAGCTTCAAGTTTTTCTATCTGCTTCTGCATCTTTGATAAATGCTTGCCTTCTGCAAGGTCATCATCACCAAGGTTAACCGAGTAATCTTCTTCGGGGTTTTTTGTAGCTTCAAGCTCTTGTAGGCGTCGCATCGCTTCATCGCGCTCACGTTCTATACGTGCAGCTTTTTCACGTAGTGCACGAAAGTTTTTAGCTTGCGGGGTTTCCTCAACGACAGGAGCTTGGATCTCTTCAGAAGAAGCAGCTTCTTGCATGGATTCAATAGGCGCTTCTTCTTGGAGATCATTCGTGTTGACTAGATCTTTTTCAATATCATTCATATGTTCCTCACTACTTTTTATCTATTGAGTGATTATGGGAGAATCAATAGCTTCGCCATTAAGTTTTTTCGCAAGTTTATAGAGTGTACCATCAGCGAATTCGAGAACGAAGTTAAGTAGATCGCTCTCTTCATGAGCGACATACATGGCATTTTCCTTAAGGTGATGGGAAGTCTCGCGTGAGGGGATGGTCCAGATATAATCTATGCTCTGACTAGAACGATTGTATTTGTATACGGATTGATCGTAATCAGGGGTAGGACAGGAAAGACGAGCCATAAAGTAATTACGCAGAACGTTAGGCATTAAAGGCTCTCGCTTGGTAATTACCACGACATAAAAGTCGGAATCGAACATCTTCTTGTGAGCATCAATACATTCAAGAACATTCTTCATGTACTCTTTCTGCATCTCACGTTCAAGCTCAATAGGGCTTCGTGTCTCCGGTGCTTTAACAATAAGATCAGATGAGACCTTACCGACTGTTTCTCTCTTCATCTCACTCCTCATGTTAGGGGGCCGTCCTACCGGGTGGAGGGGGGAATGTAGGACGGCTAGCACTCATTGGTGGCTTTCAGTATGCCAGAAAGTTTTATAATGACTACTTCGTTTTCTTCTTTTTAGGCTTTACCTTCTCACCAGCTTTACGCGCTTCTGAAAGGGCAATTGCTATAGCTTGAGATTTCTTCTTTACAATAGGGCCTTTTTTGCTTCCTGAATGCAACTCACCCTCTTTAAACTCGTGCATTACTTTTTCTTCTTTCTTGAATTGCTTATCAAGCTTTTTTTTCTTAAGAACTTTTTTCTTCGCTTCTTTAACAACTTTTTTCTTTGCTGCCATGGAATCTCCTTATAAAGTTTTTTTACCTTGTAATCTCGGGCCGTAACTCCAAGATTACAAGGTATTTTTTATCGAACGCGTATGGTCTCTTGAAAGACAAGCGACTCATCGATCTTCTTATCTTTAGCATCCTTGGCGTCCTGCATATTCTGCGGAACCCCAAGGATCTTATAAGCGATCTTTCTCATCTTATCATCTAAACGTGGCATAGCAGGCATATTAGTAATCCTCACCTTCAAGACCATAAATCGTTGGCGGTGAAACATACTCATGGTGCTGTGCTTTTCGTGGCAGGTTAGCAATAGCAGAATGATCCTCATAGATCATGCCACCATCTTTGTACTCCTGCATTCTTCGTGGATCAATATCAGGATCATAGGCATGATGATAATCCATAAGAACATGTTCACGAGACTTAGCCTTGCAATATTTTGCCATACGGCCTCCTGTTACACTTTCTTAGGTGCAAATCCACGTCTTCTTTGCGCATCGTCATGATCCATTTGACGGTCAACGCCTTGGTAGGAATCATCAAGTTCTTCTGGCATAAAAGGTCCAGTCTTAGGATAGAACTTCATCATCACTTCCTGAGGCATGTTGGCAACCGCATTTGGGTTCTCATGAAGCATGCCAGCATCTTCAAGTTCTTGTCTTCGACGGCTGTCCATACCAGCATAGAACTCGTGCCTAAGATCGCGTTGAGCGATGGAATGCTCACGTGGACTCTCGATAACTCCTCCGTCATCCGAACCACGTAGGTGTTTCTTAGCTACATGTTTCTTCATGTGCTCTGAAGCATAGTGTCTTTTTGCCATGTCATGGCCTTTCATAGTTACTACTCTCCGTTTCCCCGGAAAGCAAGGTTAATAAGCAGTACCTCTAACTACGTTGTTATCCACAGGCGCAGACGGCGTCTGCCGGTCTTTTACCACATGCGATAGTGTAATCAGCTTCTCTAGTTGAGCCAGGTCAACATTCTCTATCTCTTTAAGCGCCTTGACCAAGTTTAATAAGCCTTGATCTTGATCAGAAATCGCTTTAGCGCGACGTTCTTCACCAAGCGCTCTGTTCTCATCAACACGACTTAAACGTTCAACGCCAAGGCCTTCATCAGCCACTGCACGTGCTTGAGCCAGTTGGGTCTCAGCTTGGATCTTGGACATCTGTACTTCCATCTGCATCTGCTGCATCTGTTGTTGTTGCTGCTGTTGCTGCTGGACCGCTTCAACAAGCTGCTTCTTGTTCTCAAGTGAACAAGCCTCAAGAAGAACGGTATCAGGAACAGGAACACCTGCTTCACGCAACTGCAAGAGCTGAGCAAACTGCATCTGCTTTTGCGTGGTTGTATTAAAGCCTTCTTCTATAGCAGCATCATACTTACCAAACGCTTTATTATAAAACTGAGCAGCCGGCTCAGCTTCAAGAATCTTCTTAACTTTTCCCGGTGTAAAGTTAGATTGAATAATATCAATCATAAGCTTACCTAAAAGCTTTTGCGAACGATCAAGCTGGTCAAATAATTTCTGTAACGTTGTAAGACCTGCACCCTGACGAAGCATCGAGAGGATCCCCGCTTTATCATCAGAAGCTGAACCGAGTAGCTCTTCATTAACACCAGAGATTTCTTGAATTTCTTTACCTAAGATTTCTGATAGTTGGATCATAGATGGTGGGATTTGGGGCGCAACGATCTGCTCAACGTCAGACATCTGCGCTTCATCCTTAAGCGCCAGCCCACGTCCTTGTCCTGAAAGAAATACATCTTTAGGGTTAACAAGCGCGTTCTCTTTGTACTTAAAGCCTGAGTTTATTTGAGACTCAAGAATATCAAGTTCAATAGCTTTGCGCCGATTATACAGGTACTGAGCATCACGAAGACCACGAACAACGCCTTGAATACGCCATGGGAAGTATGGCATCTGTGGTGTATAATAAGCAAAAACAGGCACGAAAGGATATTGATCAATGCCCATTGGATTAGGTCCATCATACATAACCTTTCCCTGTATAACGATAGCAAGCTTTACCGTTGGGATCTCAGCCTCAATCACCGTGATCTGTGGGTAGAGCTGCAGGAATTGCTTTAAAGCGTCAGCATCATTGCCACGCCATTCAGTCGTCTCACCAGTCTGCGTATCAACAAGCATCTTCTGCTTACGATAGTCCCGGTAATAATATTCGTCGTATGTTAAAAGATTCTTCATGCCGTAGTTATATGACTCGGGCATGAACTGGAATTTGCCATCACGGTTATCATTTCCAAAAAGACCAATGATCTCATCTGCTTTGTCAGGCATAAGAGAAATACATTCACGCTTGGTCAAAAAGGATCGTTTCCATATG